GATTTTCTAAAGTACAAAGGCTTTGCAAATAATGGTCAGCCGCTACCTTCACCGGAAAAACCGGAGTACAAACAGAATTTTGATAACTTGAAAAGTCAGTGCGGTTATGGCATGTGTGACATAATTAATGCAAATGGTTTATATTTGGAGTGTGAGCCGTGGATGAAGCCATTAATTATTCAGGAACTTGAACAAGTAAAACAAAAAGCGGTAGACAATGATTTAAAAAAAGGCCTGGTATCAAAAGACAAAATGAAAGAGATACTAAGGCGTTCACCGGATTTTTGGGATACTATTTTAATGCGGTACTGGTTTGAGTTAAAACCTAAATTTAAAATGACCGCGGTAGCGGTTTGATCCAAAATATGAGAAAAGCCCTTTACCTTTTCTATGTTCCGCTGCTACTTATTGAATGGGCCATAGACCTTGCCTGTGCTATCTGCACCGCAATCCACAAAGCTTTTGAAACCCTCACTTTATCTACTGAAAAATATATAAATGAGCCTGCTATCAAGGAAACTGCAAAATAAATTCACGGTTCCCGTGAACCAGCCAGCTTTGAACCTTTCACCCGATGCGCAATTTCGTTTGATCAGTGGCAGACTTGTAACCTACCTGAATAATAACCGCACTTATCTTGACAAGGGTTATGATATCAATGACATAGTATATGCGATAATTAATTTGATCATGGATAAATGCCGGGTTGCGCCCTGGAGCATTTATAAAATCGAAGATGAACAAGCCTATAAGCGCTACTGCGCTTTAATGAGTAAAAAGGATCTGAGCACGCAAGATTTTGTGGACCTTAAAAAATACCAGCGCAAAGCACTTACTCCGGTAAAAGATGCAGGCAAGTGGGGTGAACTCATACAATATCCCAATGAGTTTGACGATTTTCAAACCCTGATAACAAACGGTATCGGGTATGACTGTATTTTAGGTAATAACTATATCCTGGGACGTGTGCTACCTGGGGGCGCTAACGCTGGAATACCTAACGATTTTTGGTTACTGCCTGCACACCGTACAAATATTTGGACTACTGACACCTTCCCGGCAAAGATCATAAAGTATACAGTAGATGGCTGGGGCAATAAAGAATATCTGCCCAGTGAAATTTTGCACCAGCGTACTTTTAATCCTGGGTGGGACGTGAACGGTGTACAGCACTACGGTGTAGCACCACTTCGCGCAGCGCTTAGACTTTTACAGCGCAATAATTCAAGCCTTACTGCTACCGCGTCCGCTTTCGACAACGAAGGCGTGAAAGGTATACTATACATGCAGAACCAGGTGGGTAATGTGGACGGTGACCTGATAAAACCTGAAATAGATGCGCTTGCAGATACGCTGCGCACTGAATGGACGGGAGCAAAAAACCGGGGGCGCATAGGCCTGGGCGGCTATAGCATGGGTTGGCTTCCCATAGGGCTTAACAGCGAAGAAATGCAGGTAATTGAATCAGAAAAATGGGACCTGCGCCGCCTGTGCTCAGTGTGGGGCGTGCCTTCGCAGCTGCTTAATGATGATCAGCGGGCCTATAATAATTTTAAGGAAGCAAATGAGCACCTTACTTCCCGGTGCTGTATACCCAGGCTATTTAAGCAGCGTAACACCTGGCAGCGTAAAGCAGTAACTGAGTGGGGTCTACCTAAAAACTGGGTACTTGATTTTGATATGACCGTCTACAGTGAATTGCAAGCGGATGTGAGTAAGACGGTTGAATGGTATTACAGGCAGGCTATCATCATACCAAATGAAGGCCGCGAACTTGCAAACCTATCTGCTATTGATGACCCCAGGTATAATGAACCCTGGCAGCAGTCAATGGGTGAATGGGGGCCGGTAAGTGAACGTGATGCAAATGAAGTTGATAACGCATTAAATACGCCTGATGATGAAGATGAAGACACGAGAGAAAATGATATATGAAAGATATCCGATAAGTAAAAAAGAAAATTGCAGCGCTGCTAAAAAGCACATGGACGGCTTGCGTGATGCATACCGTAAAAGATTGATCCAGCAAAGCAAAGAGAAAAAAGAATATTGAACCTACGCCGTTACATAAGACAAGTCACACGCGCAAACAGAAAGTTTGAAGTAAAGTATTACCCTAAAGTAAAAGCGGCGCTGCAATTAAAAGTTAACAGGTTAATTGAAGCGCTGAAAGCCGGGGGCTACGCTGCGGGGTTTGCGCATCTTAATCGTGACGTAGGTAACCCGGCGCTTGCGCGTGTGATCAGGCAGCTATATCAGGAAGTAGGTTTATTTCATGCCCGCAACAGTGAAAGGTTACTAAGAAATGAGCTTGCAGGAAAAAAGTTTTGGCAACCGCAGCCGGAGCAAAAAGATTTCCGCTATGCCGGTACCTGGCTGCAAACGATCATAGAATATCTGCGCCGCAATTTACTTGACCTGATCACTTTTGAAGTAAGCGCCACCCAGCGGGCGCGCCTCTTACGCATACTGCAGGAAGCGCAAGGCCAGGGCTGGGGGCTGGATAAAACGGTGAGTGAATTAAAAGCGTTACCCTTTACTGAAATGCAGGCGGCGCGGATTGTACGAACTGAAATAACGCGCGCAACGGGTGCGGGTAATCACGCGCAAGGGGAAACGTTTGAGTATGAGATAAACAAAACCTGGATAGCTGCGCGTGATCACCGTGTAAGGGGATTAGATCCAAAAGATCATGCGTCACATGATCAGCTGAACAGGCAAACGGTAGACGCAGATGATTATTTTCGTGATCCGCGTAACGGGGACTTGTTACTATTTCCGGGGGATCCGGGTGTAGGTGGAAATAAGACGCGCCCTGAAAGTACAATAAACTGCCGGTGCGTACATGCAAACCGTCTGAAGCGTGACAGTGACGGTAAACCGATACCTAAAAAACGCGTATCACGAATAAGTGTAATTTTACCCGGTCAGATACGCAGACCGCAAACCGTAACGATATGAAAAAAAATAAACCTGTTCAGGGCTGGGGTAATTACGTTATAAGAAAACATAAGTTTTATAAAGACTATGTTTTTTTACTGACTGCATTTGAAGGGGCAGCGTATTGGACCACGCACGAATATGCCGGGGACACACGCGCGCCGCTGGGTGTATTGATCGATCTTTTTCAGGCTTCCCACAACAGGCAAGTTGATTTTTTGCGTATACAAGCTGAACAGTCAGAACCTGCTGAATTTAAAGAAGTAACTATAGATGATCAAACGCATGTCCGCATACCCGGACTGCCTAAAAATGACAAGCCATGAAAAGCTACGAAGAAAAAACCGTAAGCGGTCACGTTGCTGACATTGATGACGCAAGCCGCAGGGTGAAAGTGGTAATGAATGAAATGGGATCGCTGGATTTAGACCAGGACGTAATTGACAAAACCGCTTTTAATAAAACCATAAAAGAGCGCGGCCCTAAAGGCGCTTCACTTATTTGGCACCTGACTGATCACGTGCCTATGTTAAAAAGCGCAGTAGGTAAGCCCTCAGAAGTGCTGGCGCAAAATAACCAGCTTATTTTTGTTACTAACATACCCGGCACCACATGGGGAAATGATGTACTTGAATTTTATAAAACCGGTGCGATTAATCAGCACTCTATTGGTTTTCGCGTAATAAAAGCAGAACCAATGAAAGCCGGAACACCCCAGGAATATCGATTAATAAAAGAAGTTTTGCTGTATGAAGGGTCAGCGGTTCTGTGGGGTGCAAACCCTAACACCGATACGCTAAGTGTAGGAAAAAACTTTAATCCGGGGGACCTGGAAAAAAAATATTTGCAGACAGCTGAAGAAATTAATACTTTAGCTGAAGCGTTACGGGTGGGTAAATTCACTGATGATACCGCAGAACTGGTAAATATCAGACTTATCCAGGCCGTAGAAAGGTTGAAACTTCTTAACGTGCAGCCGCACAAATCCACTTCACCCGTTAAACATACAGTGAAGCCGGTAGGGTCAGCAGTTAAAGTGATAGACGATTTTATTAAATCATTTTAAAAAACTCTACTGATGAAACACAAGTATTTGGCGTTTGGCAATGCCAGGCGCAGCTATCTGCCTAAAATAAATTCGCGCCGTATGCGCATAGGCGCAGGCCGTCATAATATCGCGTATGCAAGTGATGGTGAAGCGGGTGAAGACGAAGGGGACGCAGACGCAAGCCCTGAAGCACTGGCGCAGAAATTAAGTGAATTAAAAGCCAGCTTAGCAACGGAAAATGAAGCGAAGGCCAAAAAGCTGATTGAAAAAGAAATTAAGGAACTTCAAAAGAAGCTCCCTACCGAACTGCAGGTAAAAGAATTGCAGGACCAGGTACAAACCCTGACCGCTAACGCACAAAAAAACCAGGCCGTAATTGATGCCTTGCAGCTTAAAGGCACTGAAGCAAACACAAATAATGCTCCCCGTTCTTTAGCGGATCTGATCGGTGCTGAACTTGCCAAAAAAGAAAAAGACCTTCAAGCTTATAAAACGGGTGACGGTAAAGGCTTTTCCGTAAGCATGGACCGTAAACTGGTTGGTAATTTCACTTCTGCCGGTTCTCTTTCAGGTAACTATTTTGTAACGCCACAGGTGGTGCCAGGTGTGATCCTTCAGCCTTATGAGGAAGTGCACATGCGTAATATCCTGCCTGTAGGTCAAACCAATTCCAACGTAATACGTTACGTGCGCGATATGGGTGGTGAAGGCGCACCGGGCATGGTAGCTGAAGGTGCAGCCAAGCCGCAAATGGACCGCGACCTGCAAATCTTTGACGCAAACGTGCGCAAGATTGCAACGTACATGCGGGTGCCTGAAGAAATGATGGATGATATACCTTATTTGCAATCATTCTTGACGCAGATAGGTACTGAAGAAGTGATGCTGGTGGAAGACGAGCAAATTTTGTACGGTGATGGCAACGGGCAGAATTTATCAGGTCTTGCTGAAAATTCAACCGCTTTCAGTGGTGCAGGCCTGGGGCTAGGTGGTGGATCAAACCCCACACCGAACCATTTTGACGTACTGCGCGCAGGACGGACGCAGGCGCGCTTGCTGAAGCGCAGACCCACCGTAGCGCTGGTAAATCCGGCTGACTACTACAAAATGGAATCTACAAAAGATTCTACCGGTAATTATATGCTGTTGGGTGGTGGTAATGGTATCAACCCTGGCAGAAATGTAAGCGGTCTGACTATTATCGATCATACCGAAGTAGAACCGGATGACTTTTTCATCATTGATCCACGGGCGGCGCAGATTTTTGACCGCACCGGGTTATCCATAAGGTTTTATGATCAGGATCAGGACAATGCTATTAAAAACTTGATCACGATCGTGATTGAGAAAAGAATAGCCCTGCCGATCTATTACACTACCGGTATCATTTACGGTACCTTCACTGACGCTATTGCTGATTTAGATGACGCATCATAAAAGATGCTAACTAATAGAATCATAACGGTGGAAAGTGACTACGGAAGTGGGGCAGTGCTAACGCTTGCCTCACTTTCTTCAGTTAAAGACTACCTGCGTTTGCAGGTGGAAGAAGAAAGCGGCGTGGGTGAATTTAATTTTGATGATGACCTGGTTACGGATCTGATTGGTGAAGCTACAGAGTGGATTGAAAAATACACGGGTCAAATAATTGTACCCCGCACGGTTACCGTGTTCATGGAAAACCAGGCCGGGGGTGGTAAATTACCGGGTCCTGTGCTTAGTGAAGACGTACTGCTGTTTGACCATGAAGGGGAAGGCATAGACGCAGAAAATTTTAAAGTGATCGGGTCTACTTTCCCGGAACTTGAAACCGCGTTTAATAACCGGATATCAGCGCAGTATGAAGCCGGATACACTGATTACCCGCTGTGGGCAGTAAATGCGGTTAAAGCTTATGTGGCCTGGGCATATTTTAACCGGGGTGATGAAGACGCAGGCAGCCCAAAACGTGCAGCAGCGATATGCAGACCGCATAGAAAAGTAAGCGTATGGGCATAGCAGATACTAGGCGAATAAAAATAGTGCGGGTGAGCACACCCGTTAGCGATTCAGGCACCACTACTGAAACAGAACAAACGATTTACCAGGGGTGGGCCGAAGTAACGCAGCTCAGAAATGACCGTAGGTATAGGGATCTGCCAATAACTGACAGTTCCTGCCGTTTCCGGGTAAATAACCGGTTAACGGGTAAGGTGAAAAAAGAGGACATAATCGAGTATGATAATAAAAGGTTCACTGTGCGGGGGGTTGAAAAAATAGATGAACGTCTATTTAAAACTGAAATAGTAGGGCAGTCAAGTGAATAAATGAACGGGATTACTATAAAAATAACAGGTATCCAAAGTGAAATTAGCAGGCTTCAGGGATACAGTAAGCTCATTGAAAAAGACGTAGACACAGAACTGCAGGAAGGCACACTGCACTGGGTTGAGCTGGCGCAAAATTCAGCGCCTAAAGACGTGGGCGGGCTGGCGCAATCCATACGCAGTGAAAAAGACGGGTCAATGCTTTACACCGTACGCGTGAGTAAGCTATACGCCGTATACATGGAATTTGGCACAAAAGGAAACTACCGCCCTATACCCGGCACTGAAGCGTTTGCAGCCCAGTTTAAGGGTAAGAAACTGGGGACCTGGAAAGAGTTTATAAAATCAATTTTTAACTGGGTAAAGCGTAAAGGGCTTGCGGGTACTTATTCCACAGGGATTAAAAAAAGCAAAGGTGGCGGGTTTGAACAAGGCGGCAGCAAGGGTAAACGGCAGGGCAGCAGGTTCACTAAGTTTGTAGAAGATTATGAAGTAGCTTTTTTAATTGCCCGGTCAATACTGAAGCGTGGGGTAAAACCACAGCCTTATTTTTTCAAACATCAAGGCACAGTGATCACCGGCATTGAACAACAAATTAAAAACCGCATAGCCTCATACGATTAATGGAAGTAACCGCGCAAATACTGACCGCTTATTATGACCGTCTTATTAATAATATATCTGTACCGGTGTATAAGTCGGTACGTCCGGTGCAAGCCACGGCAAATGAAGACCACGTAATGCTGCGTTTTGAATCGGAAAGCTTGCAACAAAACAACACAGCCTGGTTAAAAAACCCGGTTATTATTTTGGAAGTGGTCACCTATGGAACGCAAAGCGTAGACGTGGACAGGACCTATGAAATAATGAGTGATTGCATGGATTTGATATTTGATACGCCAGGAAAACATAATTTAGATATGTCAAATTTATATGGCATTGAAGATAGCGGCACAACGGAATTGATCGAAGATGAAGCCGCGCCCGTGGTTCACCGGCTTATAAAAAGACTTTTAAACAGAGTAGCAAAATAAAAATTAAAACTTTTCTATTATGGAGCCTACAATAGTGGACGGTAAATTGATGTTTCTCAGGTTCAGTGACGGGCCTGACGCTTCAGCAGCAGACGTTTTAAAAATCGTCTGTCTTATGGACAGCAATTATAACGGCACCCGTAATGAAATTACGGACGAAACAAATTGCGGGGCTTTATCAAATACGGGTCCGGCTAAACATCAATTTACCGGCACCGGTGTAATTGATACCGTACCTGACACAGATGAAGCCAGCTATAAAGAAATTCAGGACCTGTTTTTAGCAGATACAGAAAAATACTGGGAGCTGTCTGACGAAGATCAAACCATATACCATGCGGGATATGGAAAAATAACGCAGCTGGGTAATCAAAATACTGCGTCCGGTGGCGGTTCAAAGTTTACACTGACCGTAAGTATTACCGGTACGCTGGTTAATACGCCGCAGTCATAAAGCCCGCAGGGTGAAACCTAAAGTAAAAAAGTCATTTGCCCCACCGGGGCTATTTTAATACGCAGTAATATGAAACAATGCGAAGTTGTAACAACAGACGGTTTAAAAAAATGTGATTTTTCCAGGACCGGGCTATATGAACACATAGAAGATGCAGCGGGCAAAGATCCGCTGGAATGGATGGACAAATTTAAACCCAAAGACGGGCAAAGCTCAGATACCGTAAAAGTGGAAACAAAAGACATAGCAGTGTTTCTGTATGCGGGTCATAATTCGTACCTGGATGTAAACGGTGAAAAAAACGTAGATTTTGCCACTGTGCGCCGGTGGGTGCGCGCAATGACGTTAAATGATTATGAAACCATAGTTAAAACCATTTTTAGCGCTATATCAGACGATCCGCAGGAAGGCACCGGCAAGGGGGAGTAGATCAGACCAGTAAACGCCCCACCTGGTCTGAGATTAAACAGGATGCCTTCGGGGCTATGAATGTGCTGCCACGGGATTTTTTTGTAATGCGGTGGAAAGATTTTTTGTTATTGGTGAAAGGGTACAACGAAAAAGTAAAATACCAGGAAGCCGTCATGCGTAAATCCACTTTCATCATGGCAGCAGCCTGGGGCGCAAAACTGGCAGACCTGCAAGCCGCGTGGCCTATGGATGAAAATGAAAAAAGTGAATTAACGCTTGAACAAATAAGGGTGATAAAAGCCCGCTATAAAATAAATGTAAAACTTCGGCAACAAAATAAACCAGCATGATCGAAGTACAGGTAGGTGCAGATATAAGCGAAGCAATAAACGCGCTAAAGCGTGCTGAAAAAGGCATTAAAGATTTTGGAAGGGAAGCTGGTAACGTTGCACCTGCCCTTAACAGAACTAACGCAGCCCTGAATCAAACCCGTACCGCTTCCAATGCTGCTAACACTTCACTGATAAATATTGGCCGCATATTTCAGGATCTGCCCTACGGTATTATAGGCGTAGCCAATAACATCAACCCGTTAATAGAAGGACTTTCCAGGACTTCAGCTGCTGCAAAAGAGGCGGGCGTGTCGCTTGGTTCAACCCTGCTTAATTCCCTTAAAGGGGCCGGGGGCCTGGCTTTTGCTTTTTCAATAGTTACCGCTGCTGCGCAATTTGCTACACTTGGCTTTTCTGCTTTCTTTAGAAATATTTCAGGTGGTAAAAAAGACATAGAGGAATTTAAAAAAGAACTTGAAGGGGCCACCAATGCGCTTACCAATGCAATTAAAGAAATCGATAAACTGAAATCAGCGCTAAGTCTTGGATTTGAATTTGAATCGTTAGGTATAAAACTTTCCGGGGGCGGCGATATAAAAATATTACAAGCACAGCTGCGCAGACAAGTTGAGCTGATAGGTGATATTCAGCGTTACGGCAGACAGGCGCAAAATGAATTTAATGCTCTTATCAGTGATCCGCGCAGGATTACAGGTACAAAAGAAGAAAGGGACGAAATTGAAAAAACTATACGCGAAGCGCTTAAAAATAAATCTGAACTACTGCAGCGTGAGTTAGATGAAGGGACAAGAGCGATGATTATACAGCGGCAAATTGACTTGCAGAAAATTAAAGACGCTAAAGATGCCCAGGATAAACAGATAGCGAACTATGAAAAATTCATAAATGAAACAATAGCCCGCGCCCGTCAATTCGCTTCACAATTTGGTCAGTCGTTTATAGTTCCTGATTTAGATGAATCTTTCACAAATACAAAAGATAAAATATTTAAGTCGGCTTTCAAATTACTCAATGATGTTAAACGGAGTAATTTAAAGATCCGTGTACCTGTGCAACTGGAAATGATTGCACCGCCTGAAACAGCATTGCCAGCGGGTCAATCGTTTGGGCAAATGTTTAAAACTGAAGTCGAATCGTTTGTAAATAACGCCCCGTTTGATTTTTCCGTAGCAGCCGCGCAGTCAGTAGAAAAACTGCGCGAACAATTTAAGCAGTTTGGCATAGACCAGTTTTTAAAATTACCTACCGGATTAAATGCGGATCAGTTAACAAAATTGCTGGAAGAAACACTGCAAAGATTTAATGCAATTAAATCGGTAGCAGATGAACTATCAAGCGCCTTTGCTGGTGTATTTTCACAGATAGCGCAAGGCGCAAACGCTTTTAAAGCCATAGGGGACGCAATCAAACAGGTCATAGTTGATTTGATCAGCGCTACCATAAAAGCGCTTATTTTTAAATTAATTATCAGGGCTTTTGGCTTTGGGGGCGCACCCGTTCAGGGTATTGGTGGTTTGATCGGTGGCCTGGCTGGCGCAGGTAAATTTGCACGCGGTGGCGTGGTGCCGCCAGGTTACCCTAACGATTCTTACCCTGCCCTGCTTTCAAGTAATGAGCACGTACTCACGCCGCAGCAAATGTCCCAGCTTATAGCGGGGCGCGGTGGCGGTTCGGATATCATAGAAGTACACCAGTATACAGATGGCCTGCTGACTTCCATAGCGCGGGCGCAACGTAGGAGGGGCCGCAATGGCTAAACCCGGCATTATATACCGCATGACGGTAGCCCCTTTCAAATCGGGTAGCACAGTGGTCATAATTGATTTTTCCGATAATGATACCTTAATTGATGACGCAGCAGACCCGCAAATTATCAACTTAGAACCGTCAGGCAGTCCTATTGAGCTTTCCACTATTGATGATAATGAAGACCCTTTTACGGTTATCAAATCCCAGCAGCTAATTACCCGGTTTTTATCTTCCCTGGCTATTGACCAGGATACGTTTTGTTATGGCAGTGATAACCGCTGGGGCGTGCATGCATACATGAACGCAGATAACGGTAACAATACAATTTACCGGGGGTTTGTTTCTATGGGTGATATCCGCGAAGCTTTCCTGCCTAAATCAAATGTAGTTACACTTCCCTGCACAGATGGCCTGCCCCTGCTTAAAGGGGTGCCGCTGGTTGATACCGCCACAGAATTAAACCCGCTAGGTGAATTTACAATAGGTGAAATAGTGGCAATGTGCCTTAGTAAAACCGGGCTGGCGCTTCCTATCCGCGTGGCGTGTAATATTAAAAATGCAGGTTTTACAGATGACATAAGCGTACCAAATACAAATGATCAGCACTTTTTTTCGCTTAACTACCTGCACGCAAAGACCTGGGAAGATACCCCGGGTGTGTCGATCGATTGTTATAGTGTACTGCAAAAATTGTTCTATCCAGGCGTATTCATATTCCAGCGGCACGGGTACTGGTGGCTGGTGAGGCGCAATGAAATTGAGCTGGGCCATGATCTGTACGTAACTGAATTTGATAGCGCGGGCCGTTTCCTGGAAAACTTAGGGGCGCTGAGCTTTGACAACTCAATAGGTAAAGATGATCCTTTTACTATCTGCTTTTCCGGCGCGGCTACTGAGGTAACGCAGGAACGTGGAATAAATATACTGGAAATTGAAGGGCCTTACGATTACCCCCGTGAACTGCCTACCAATAACGATTTTGAAAGAGGGGTGGCTTCCCCTGCTGACGATGGAACTTTTGACGAAGACGGGGACGGTACACCTGAAGCCTACCAGGCGTTTGTACCGGATAACTGGATAATGATAGAGGGCGGCCCGTTCAATTACAGCGCGCCCAGTTCGCGTGCGCTGGTGCGTAAATTTTTTGTAGATGATCACGAAAAAAAACGCTTCCTGGTCATTACACCGCGCAGTGTTTTTGAAAATAATAGCGTAAGCGATATAAACTACCTGCGCAGTGATCCTATGCCTATGCACCGTATGGATAAATTCACGGCAGGTATTGACGTGCGCCTGGAAACTAATTTCAGCGGCGCTACTACGCGCAAGCTCATGCGCTTTGTGCTGCATGGTACTGACGGTTCGATATGGATACTTGGCTGGGAAGACTTTTTTAATGATCAGTCACGCCCGAAGTGGTATGATACTTCGCTATGGACTGTTAACACTGCAGCGGGGGAGCGTGTTTTTTCTTCGGGCACGCTGGTGGAAACGGAGTGGAATAACTATGAAAACATTGCACCGCCTTTACCGGTTGACGGTGATCTGTATGTATGGCTGCATAATTTCCGGCAGACCAATGCCGCAGGGGATAACATAAGTATATTTTATTCAAGTCTTCAGTTTGAGTATATACCCTATATCAATGGATCTTATCGCAAGTACAGCGCGCAGCAGCAAAAAATTACTAACGCAGTAGCTAATTATAAAGAGCGCAGGCAGTTAACTACCAATGTATCTAATTTCCCGAAGTTTTTAATTAAAGGAACATTGATAACACCACTGGGTTTTAATCTGATTGTAGCAGACGTGCCCGCTGAATTTGTTAACGGTTCATCTTTTACCCTGTCAGGCTTTATGCTTCCTTATTTCAGGCCCGGCATGCGTATAAGCATTACCGGTACTTCTTTAAATAATCACGTGCTTACGCGGGTGCTGGGGGCTTCCTATGATAGCGGCCCTGATGAAACAACGGTTACCATTGATACGGGTACTTTCCTGGAATCAGCCGCAGAAACTACGCTGCAGTACCTGACTTTTCAGCTAGCGGAAAATTATTATGATGCGGCCTTATATCCAGCCGGGCCGCCTACGGATGAAGATGAAAAACCACACAGCGCCCTGCAAATATTTGACGTGTGGAACCGCCTGAAGACAGAAATGAAAGTGCTGCAGGCCCAAATGCACGGCATAGATGCTAGCGCCCTGGATAGTGAGCTGCACCCAAACCTGCCCGCGGTAGTGCACCGCTGGACTGTAGCGGATATCACCCCCTCTACTACAGGACGGGTTTTTGAATTACTTACCTTTAGAATGGATTTACGCACCTGTAGCTGGTCAGGTGTGTTACGTGAAGCAGATAACAGCGGCAGACTAAAACAATACACGGGCCGCGTGTTCAAATACCTGGAATAAATGACGCATGATAACGCTATACTGGGAAAAGACGGCTACATTGAAATAAAAATAGCAGGTGAGTATTACCCGCTGCTGTGTTTTAAAGCTGCTTCCTTAAACCGTGAAATTGATGAAATAGAAAAGACTAGCGCAACTTCAAGCACTTCGCGGGAATTTAAACCAGGTCTGAAAGCTGCTACTTTGCGCGTGAGTGGCGTATCAACAATGGATCAATCAGACGGGAATGTATCAATAATGTACATTATGCAGCATGAAGATGAAACCTTTGAGCTGCGTATGAATCTGACGGACCAAAGCGGTACAAATAAGGTAATAGCTTTCCAGGGTTTTACCCGGTCCTGGGGTTTGGATAACGATGTTACGCAATGGTCACAGTCAGTTATTGATTTTAGAATCAGCGGGGACGTAGATTTTGGTGACCCCGAAGAAGGCCCCGCGGCACCTGATATTTATAGTGATTATTGGCCGGTCACGCCTGGCAGCAGTAGTGTTACGGGTGACAGCGCAGAGTATGGCTATGACATGGAAGATATCACCCCTATAGCCGTTTACCGGTCAGGTAAAGAACATGACCCGATATTATCGGGTACACCAGGTAACTTGCAATGCAGATACATAAGCGCTACGCCTGAAATTATTTTTGATCCCACCAACCCTTTTAACGCAGGTGAAACTGTCTTTGTAATATTTACCCGTAATGCCTAGCCAACTATATACAAAAAAATATGTCTGTACGCCCGGTCAGAATAAAATAACTGACCATGCTTTGCGATATAAAAGGGTAATAGTAGTGCACAGATCCGGTGATGAAATTGACCTTATACGGCTTATCACTTTTTTGGGTAACGGGTCGCAGGCCCTGGGCATGCAGGTATACCATGCGCCTTACAGTGGGCAGCTTCACTTTGACCCGGCGCTGCCTTTTAATGGTTCGATACTTGACCCCACTACACTTGAAACGGTTTACGTAGTGTACCGGGATAACTAAAATGATTAAATTTACCGATATATGAAACGTTTATTTACTGTCTTTGCCATACTCATAAGCCTGACTGCTGCGGCCCAGCAAACTGCAAAAACTTCCTGGCTGCTGATCACTTCAGGGCCTGCGGTAAATGAACCGCTTGAAATCGGGATAACTCAAAATTTCTTTATTGCGGGCTACACCAAAGTGAATATGCGCTATCAGTGGATTGCAGGCGTGTTTGATAGCGCGCTGCATGTGCCCGCATACAATGGCACGCCTACCGGTAGGCGCGTAGGCGCGTGGACTGCTTCGGGAAGCATAGCGGTAGATACTCTTAACCATAAATTTTATTTTGCTTCCGGTGGCGTGTGGCGCGAAGCGGCGGGGCCAGGGGATCTTGAAATAACTACCGGGCTGGGGGCAAGCACTTCGGTGCTTATGAGCTATACCACAAATCTTAACGGGTCAATGACTTCCTTGTCAATTCCAAATAAAAAATATACTGATAGCACTGCTACTGATTGGTACAACGTGAAACAAAACGGCGGTGATGCTGCCGGTAACACGGATGTAAGCGCATTGATCACTGCGGCCATTGCAGCGGGGGAGCGTAATTTTTATTTCCCTGCCGGTACCTACCTTATCAGCAGTCAAATTAACCTGATAGATTCGTTATCCTTCCGGGGTGATGGCAATAAAACAAAACTAAAGTTAACTACTGCCATAGTAGCTTTTAAGGGTGGACCCACAGGTAACCAGGGCTATGGTACGCAATTTCAGGATTTTGCTTTTATTGGTAGTGGTACTACCAACACAGGGCAAACAGGCATTTTGCTGGATTCTACCTGGGGCTGTTACGTAAGGAATGTGCGGGGTTATAACATGGCAGGGTACGTGATCCGGGTGAAGCGTAACGGCTATACGCAGAGCTATACTACTACCGCCCCGCGCGGTAATATTTTTACTGATATCTATGTACAAAGTTCATACGGGGGCATCATGCTGGATACTACGGCTGAATATAACAGTGTCAACAATTCCACTTTTGTTAATTGTACGGTAGGGCTTTTTTATGCCGGTGGAAATAACCGCATAAGTAATGTCAATGCATCATCAAACGGTTACGGAATTTATCTGACCGGGGGTAATAATAACGCGCACGGTGTAATTACCGGCTGCCAGTTTAACCACAACACTGCCGCAAATATTTATGCGGACGGTACCGGCACCGCGCTTGCAGACGGTATATTTTTCTCAAACTGCTACACCGGGGTAGGCGGGGTTACTATCATCAATTCTACAAACGTGGTTTTTTCGGGTGGATCAAATGTATTTCAGACTAACACTATAACAAACTCCACAGTGTCTTTTCGGGACGTAGATTTTAAATCAACTCTTTGGACAATCATGGGCACGGCCCCCCGGATATTTAAAAGCGGTGATGCTGCTGCAGGTTGGGATATCACAGACGTAGTGAATAACAAGGAATTTAGTTTTACGTACTCCAATGGGCAGCCGGGTATAGATTCCCTGCCTGTGGTCACTACGAAGGTGAATAAAATGGTAATGGTTTGGGATAATACTAACAGTAACTGGTCAGTCATTCACCCCGATAGCATTGGAACAAGCGGCGGGGGTGGCGGTGGCCTGTCAGGATCAGGTACTGCAGGACGGCTTACGTATTGGACCGGGACAAGCGCGCTGGGTGATGATGCAGCGCTGCTATGGGACGCGACAAATAACCGCATGACCATAGGCGGCACAACGGGCGGCAACGGTACGCTGACCCTGGAAAAAGATAACACTGATTACACAAACACCGGGGGCGCAGGTTCGCACCTGCATGCTAAGAATCCAAACTCAACCGGGCAAAGCGTGGTATTTTATTCAGAGATTAATGGTAACCTGGTCGGGAAGCTGCGCTGTGACTATGTGGGGAATCTGTCATGGGTAGCGGGGCCTGGCGGCATAGGTGCTGTGGGGTCACATGATTTTTATACAGGTGGTGATTTTGGATCGGGTACAATACAAATGCGTATCAGCGGTGCGTCCCAGGAAATATACCTGGGTGCTACTACCGATAACGGCAGTTACACGGTGCAGCATAATGGTACTACTTATTTCGGGGGTAATACTTACGCTTCAGCAAAAGGGTTTTTTGGTGGAACTACCACACCTACCGCGCTGGTGCATATTGCCGCGGGCACTGCGTCTGCAAACACTGCACCTATGAAATTTGTTAGTGGTACCAATCTTACCACGGCAGAAGCGGGCGCGGTAGAATATAACGGCAGCTTTTATGATACAAAGGCAAGCGGTCTGCGCTATGTGCGTGGCGGCGTGATCTATGAAGCGTACGCGGACGTAAATAACAGCGGCACCGGAGAAACTGACCTGGATACTTACACCACTCCCGCTTCCACACTTGCGGCAGATGGGGAAAAGGTGCATTTTTTCTATACGATCAACTTAAACGATGTTACTGCCACAGCGCAGATAAAAGTCTATTTTGCAGGTAGCGTGATCGGTAACACGGGTGCGCTGACTGTATCTGCTACGGGCGCGCTGGTGATTGAAGGCTGGCTGGTCAGAACGTCATCTACTACGGTGCGGGCTACGGTCAATATTTCCAGCCCTACCACTTCTACCGCGGTATACACGGCGCAAACGGATCTGACAAGCCTTACGCTATCAGGAACAAATATTTTAAAGGTGACAGGGCAGGCAGGTGGCGCAGGTGGCGGGTCAAGTGATATAACTTTTAAAATGGGTAGTGTGGAATGGAAAGGAAAAGCAAATAACTAAACTATAAAACCATGCTGGCGCGAATCTTATTTTTTCTATCACCGGTCCTGCTAACTTTCAACGTATCAGGACAAGGCGGTGACACAATAGTAACCCGCACTTCGCTGGGTGATATCAAGCAAATAGCCATCCCTACCAGCACGCCTGCCGCTGCTTCGGATAGCCTTTTTGTGCTGGTCAACTCAGTCAGGCGGCGCGGTTTACTTGCCCCGGCTGACCTTAAAACTAATTTAGGAC